GTGCTGGACCAAACAAACAACCACAGGAATGTTGAGGCGCAAATGAGTGAAATGAAAATCGTATTCATGGAGGGTTGCTTCGACGATTTCGAGGGCACCCAAGACGAGCTGAACGAGCTGATTGCAGACCTGAACAAACAGCTGCAGGACGGCACGCTGCTGCTCAATGCAGAGCCACTGTCCGAAGAGGACGAGAAGGCTTTGATCGAGAAGATGCGGTACAAATCACCGGGGAGCAAACATTGAAACCCATCACCAAAAAGAAGGCGCTTGAAGACGCAAGAGCCCACTACGACAATTGCGCCAGAGTCCTGAGGGCGCATGAGATCAAGTGGAACGACATGTGGCTGGCGCAAACCAATCCGTTCCTACGGATTCAGGAGTACCTTTCAGAAGAGCAGAAGGCCATGCGCAAACCCATCATTGACGCATGGATCAAAGCCAAGAAAGACTACGAGGCTCTGGCCAAGCCATTGACCAAAAAAGAGGCTTGATCGACATAAGGGTTTGTCCCTATGTTCCATGCTCCTTTAATTTCATGTTAGAATTCACTCACTGCAAAATTAGCAGGAATTACAGGAGATTCAAATGCGCGTTACTCACCTCGACAAAGGCCCAAGCGGCATGGCAGCAAGAACAGCATGTGGCCGCAGCATCTTGCGCACACCTATCTCAGTTGGCTGGAACGGCTTTAAGGACGAGCCAGCCCAGTACCGCTGTGTCAAGTGCGTCGCCAGCAAGCAGTTTGAAGTCAACACACGTATGGACGCACGCAAGGCGGTGACAGCATGAGCATCTGGCCCTTCCCACCACCCGGAGGGCCAGTCCCATGGACTCCGGCCCAAGAACAGGCTTACCAGCGCCAGAAGCTGGCCGACATACCAGAATCACCGTTTTAAGGAGAACCACCATGGCAACCGCAAAGAAAACACCAGCAAAGAAGGCCCCGACCAAAGCACCAGCCAAGAAGGTCTTGGTTCAATCCAAGGTAGTGGCCAAGGCCAAGCCGGACGAGGAGTTCCGCATGCCCATGGAGGTGAAGGATTGGATCGACCAAGCCGCCAGCCGCATGAAGAGCATGCAGGGCAAGATCGACCGTCTGGAGACCGAGATCACGGAGCTCAAGAGCTACAAGAAGTGGGCAGAGCACCGCATACTGGGGAGCAGCTATGAGTAACAAAACAGGTGGGCAAGCGTTCCCATCAAACGTAGAGAGCGAATTTAATGGTTATGCATACTCCGGCATGACCCTACGCGACTACTTTGCGGCCAAGGCGATGCAGTGCTACATGGATGACGTTATATGGAATGTCGCCATATACGAAGCGGCAGCAAAAGCGTCCTATGCGGTAGCAGACGCCATGCTGAAAGCGAGGGATGCATGAGCCAAAGCTGCCAACTGAAGACGCCCAAGGACAGCAAGATCTCGCTGGTGAACAAAGACGGCGACGAGATTGGCGTGCTGGACTTCAGCAGCTCATTCCTCGCATTTGAGGGCAACGCTGAACAAAGCGCCATCGCATTCATGCAGTTGGTGGGCAACGAGTTCCAACACCGCTTAAGGCGAGAGTACTCCAAGGGCTACAGAGCCGGAAAGGCAAGCAAATGAACGACGACCGCACAACCGAGATCTACCACGTCCAGAAAACGTATTTGGAGGGCTGGTACACCATCGAAGAACTCAAGCGCATCATCGAGACCGCAGAGAGGATCGACGAGGTGAACAAGCAGCTGGCCAAGGAAGCCGCGCCCGAATTCAAAACCATGGACGAGACAGCATCCACACCCGACGACACATGGAGCAAGGTATACAAGAGCCGTGATATTGAGTGAAAACACCACATAGAGTTACACTTCGGCCCATGCACTGAGATATCGTGCGCAAGGACTGAAATATGACCACAGCAAAGTTAGTTGACACTCACAACCAGAATAAACAATTTGGATTTATGGGGGGTGAGGTATGACCACAGGCAAGAAGGGTGCAGGAAGGCCTGCAGGAAGCCCGAATAAGGCCACAACAGAGGCAAGGCAGGCCATAGCCTTGTTTGTCGATCAAAACGCTCACAGGCTCACTGGATGGCTTGACCAAGTGGCTGCAGGCGTGAAGGTGGAAGATCCCGAGACGGGCGAAGAGAAGTTCGTCGTGCCACCCAACCCAGCCAAGGCGTTTGACATGTTCCAGTCGGTGGTGGAGTACCACATACCGAAGCTGGCGCGTCAGGAGCACGTTGGTGACGACAACAAGCCGCTGGTGATCGAGCACAACGTCAATGTGTTCGGTGAGCTGCTCAAGTCCATCAAGATGCAACGCCAAGCGGAGTGACCATGATCCACTTCATAAAAGAGGGCGATTTCTTCAAGCTTGGTTTGAACCTGCACCGAGCGCCGGGTGGCTTTGTGGCCATGTGGATATGGTTTGACTTTGCCAAGTACGAGACGTTCTGCGCCCGGTTTCGCTTGCGACTACACCGCAGTCCGCGCATCATGCGTTCTGTAGAGCGTGTCAACATCATTGAGGGCTACTTGGCTGCGCGTGACCTTGAGCTTGTCCACCGTGAGGTGCTGCACGATTTAAATGCAACCGAGGCCGAAGTAATCCGCACCAATGAGCCGCTTGCATACATCAAGCCCATATGAGCGCCATCGAGTCGGTGCTGGCTGACCCCGGCATCCAAAAGGAGTTCAAGGAGCTGCACCCCACAGAGCAGGCTGTCATCAACTGGCAACTCAACTGGCTGGGTAAGCAGGCACACAAGCACCAGATCGAGCCTGCGGGTGACTGGTGGAATATCTGGCTGATGCTGGCTGGCCGTGGAGCCGGTAAGACCCGTGCGTCTGCTGAGACGCTGGCGGCATGGGCATGGGAGCAGCCCAACACCCGGTGGTTGGTGTCCGCCCCCACGAGCGGTGACTTGAAGGGCACATGCTTTGAGGGTGACTCGGGCCTGATGTCCGTCATCCCCCCGGTGCTCATCGACAAGTACAACAGCAGCCTGCATGAGATACGCCTGATTAACGGGTCATTCATCAAGGGCATCCCTGCGTCAGAGCCCGAGCGTTTCCGGGGTCCACAGTTCCATGGTGGCTGGCTGGACGAGCTGGCTGCATGGGAATACCTGCGCGAGAGCTGGGACATGATCATGTTCGGCATTCGACTGGGCACGCGCACCAAGCTGATTTGCTCGACCACACCTAAGCCCAAGGAAGTGATCATGGAGCTGATCGACCGTGAGGGCGACGACGTGGTGATCACCCGCGCCAGCACGTACAGCAACATGAAGAATCTGGCCCCATCGTTCCAGAAGCAGATCCTGCAATACGAAGGCACGAATCTTGGCCGTCAAGAGATCCATGCTGAGATCATTGACCCTGAGGAAGGCGGCATTGTGCGCCGTGATTGGTTCAAGCTGTGGCCATCGACCAAGCCATTCCCCAAGCTGGAGTACATCATCCAGTCCTACGACTGCGCCACCAGTGACAAGACGCACAACGATCCCACCGGCTGCATCACGCTGGGTGCATTCAAGCCCATGGATGGCGGCATGTGCGTGATGGTGCTGGACTGCTGGCAAGAGCACCTGCAATACCCTGACCTACGCCCCAAGGTGATCGACGAGTACGAGACGGTCTACGGTGAGGGCCGCGAGAAGAAGCTGGTGGACCTGATTCTGGTGGAGGACAAGAGCGCCGGTATCTCGCTGATACAGGACTTGCAACGTGCCCACCTGCCCGTGCATGCATACAACCCCGGCAGGGCTGACAAGATACAGCGCCTGTCCATCGTGGCCAACATCATCAAGGCTGGGCGTGTCTGGGTGCCTGAGAGCAGCGTGAAGAAGGGTTTCGTGCGTGACTGGGCCGAGGGCATGGTCAGCCAGATATGCTCGTTCCCCGAGGGCACGGTCCATGACGAGTTCGTGGACTGCATCAGTCAGGGCCTGCGGTACATGCGTGATGCCGGATGGATCAGCATCGACGCACCACCCCGTGAGGAGCTGGACGACGACGATATCTTCGACGCAGACGAGTACAACCAGCGTGCTCGTGGCAAGGTCAACCCATACGCAGAATAACCCGGCAGGCCCTGCCGCCTTACTGAAAACTTACAAATAAGTCTGCAGGCCCTGCAGACTTAATCAAGGAGAGCCATGAGCTACGGATGCCACAACAGACGCGAGTACAAGCCCAAAGTGATCGTCCAAGATGGATGGTGGATGGATGTGCCTGAGAGCAGCGTGAAGAAGGGTTTCGTGCGTGACT